CCTTCTACAGTACTAGCTTTACTACTAGTTCTAAAGAACATACTAGAATTTCTTATTTGTTTATATCCTAGTGAGTCTTTGTCCCAGTTTACAATATCTTTAAAATATTCCTTCTCTAGTACTGGGTTTAACCTTGATTGAACAAATTTCCTCATCTGCTCGTTTGTCGGAAAAGTAAAAAGACACTTTACATTTGCGTAACTATGGAGGTCTGCAAAGTGCACCATCTCCATTACACCCATCTCACTTACATTTATACCGTTAGTTTCCTAATACTTTAACACTCATTTAAGAGTCGGATTAGACTATATCTTAACTACTGTTTTAGGTCAGTAGTTCCTTGCGTTACTTCTAATAACAGGAACTGTTTGTTCATATACTCCTCTATCTTAGAGTACGTATCAATCTTATAATCAGGTTCCCATAAAATGTAACCTCTATTACTAGCATAATCTTTTTTTATCTTATCATTATGCTTTTGATTAATAAATCTCTTCTCTGCTTGTTCTTTAGTTATACCACCGAATGTTTTAGGTCTAAAGTGTTGTTCACCTTGGTATTCAATCAGAACACCATATTCAGGTAAATAAAAGTCATATGAAAGTTGGAATATATTAGTTAAGTAATCAAATTTCTTTTTCTCTACATATTCTATCCCTTTTTCAATTAAATAACTTTCTATATACTCTTCTCCTCTAGATTTTTTACAGTAAGGACAACCAGAGTGTTTTTGGATAATATCAGTGTATCTAACTTTGAATTTTTTATTACAATCTTTATGAAGAAGTTCTACTTTATTTCCAGCTCCATTATACTCGGAAACTAAAGTGTAAGATATACCTAAGTGTTCTTTTATAGAAGAGTTTATTTCTTCCATAGTTAATCTTATACTTTTATGATAACATTCTATACATCTTGAACGGTACAAAAAATTTCCAGGTGATACTTTATATTCTCTACCACATTTATTATGCTTCATTAATATAGGAGTTGCTCTGTTGATGTAATCCTCTAAAACAGAGTACTCATCTCCAACTAAGTCATAAACTTCTTTTTTGTATTGCTCTGTAGTTTTATGGTTGGCTTTGTTACCATGACAGTAAGGACATCTACCTCCTTTTAGAAATAGGTTAGGTCTTACTTGGTATTCTTCACCACATATATTATGTTTCATAGTCAACTTTTTACTTGATAATTCATAATCAGTTACTACCGTATATTCTTCTTTTACTAAGTCATAAACTTCTTTTAAAAATTCTTCATTAGTTTTTCTTCTCATATTATCCCTGCTCCATGTTATTAGTTTTTTTATCTAGTTCTCTTTATCTCCTTTTAGATAAATACCTAGAAATTTAGTCGTTGGGCATTTATCTTAGTTTAATAATAACATAAATATTATATAATGTCAACTATTAAATTAAGAATTTAGCAACGGATTGTCATATGCTTATTTAAGCACTTAGAGTTTCCCGTTTTAACAAGGTTTTACTTGAACAAAGTTTATCCAAGCTGACGTGACTTAATTACTACTTTATTAGGGTGTGTATCATTTACTATTTTTACTTGCCCACAATATACCCCTAGTTTCCTAGTATTTTAAAGGGTTTGGACTATATCATAATTACTAGTTTAGGTTAGTAATCCTCTTTCGTTACTTCTCAATATGAGTTTTCTTATATCGTTCTACGCTTACCCATTTGTAAGTTTACCGATAAATTTAGTCTCTAGGCATTTACAATCTATTAGATTGATTTAGCAATTGATTGCCCTCGTCTTTACGTTAGGGGTTTCCAATTTTAGAAAGAGTTTAAAGACCACAGCTATGTTTATGGTCTATGTGCTTGTGCTTTACTTCTATCCCTATTAGGAATACTAAATGTAATAGGGTGCCCTCTTAAAGTATGGTACCTTAACATATATGTTGAGGGATTTAACATGTTGATAATGTGGTCTAGTTGTTCTCTTGTTATCTCCTCAGTACCAAATGTTTCTTGAGCTATTTTTAATATTTTCTTTCCATCCATTCATATCTCTCCTTAGAATGTTTGAGAATTCTCTTCATTCATGATTTGTTCTTTCTCTAAAATCATTTGAGTAATCTCATCTTCTGTCATTTCTGAAATCTTTTGTAAATCTACTTTTGCCTCATCAGAATCTATTTCTGAATTATCTATGATGTCTTCAAATACTTGCTGTTGAGTATTAGATAATTGAGGGAGTGCTCCTCCTCCTTCATTACCATTATTATCCATTTGACTCATTTGACTAAAGATAACATATAGCTTGTATAAATCATTTGTATCTTTTATCTCTATTTGGTTACTCTCAACTTTTTTACTGAAATCCATCATTAGTTTCTGTATGTTGGTCATAAAACCATTAGCTATAGCTTGTCGTGCATCTTCTTCTTGAGCTTTCTTATTCTGTAACTTTTCTCTTATGCTATCAGATTTCAATGTATTACCTCCTATATCTTTAAATTTCTGTAACAGTCTGTGATATTATAACATATATCTATATAAAGGAATTTAGAGTACTGTAGATGGATATGTTTCTTTTTTGATAGTACAACACCTTCTACGTAGTTCATGCCTGACAGAGGGGCTCTACAAACGCCACAGACCCTACTAGGACTTGATATTCTTTTATCTCCTTTATAGGTTATAGATTTAACCTCTGCAGACTTTAATAGTTCTTTTCTAGCTTTCTTCACTTCTTCTCTCGTTTTCATTTTCACGCTTATCCCTCTCTCTTACTTTAGCACGAACTCTTATCTCTTCTTCTGTTGTATCAGACATATCTAACTTTTTGTCTAGAATATCTTTTAGAACCTCTACTTCCTCTTTTGTAATCTGTGCCTCTTTGAGTACATACTCAGGTAAAGGGTCTTCCTTCTTCTCTATAGCCCTATCATAAAACATCAGAGCTACATAAGAAGCTCCTATACCTACTAAGGTATATGCTATTACTGTTTGAGGTCTGATTTCAAATATAAGAGCTATTGCGTTATTAATAGATAATACAAGTATCAAGAAAATAATAATCATTACTGTCTTTATTATTAATTTAAAAATGTTATTAAACAAGTCCTAAAGACCTCCTTTGGTAAATTTTACTACACTTATTAATCTAACATTCCTCTAGTATAAAGTTCTGTGAATGTTATATTAGTTATGTAATCCAGGTATTTAATAGGTAATATATGGATGCTCTATACTATATAGATTGGTGTTGCTGTAAATGATTTACTTAGCTATTAGTATTTCTTTACCTTTATTTTTATTCTATTTTATAGCATTGAATAACACCATTGATAATCTTAGTAGGTATATTTACATGAGGTACTCTTACTTTATTAAAATACAGTCATCATATGTTATAGGTATATATTTAATTTCTTCTTTAAACATATATCTTATTATACATAAGAATATATTAATAATCATTATATTACTTATTATTGTTGTAGTATCTTATATCATTACTATTATACCACACAAGCGATAGATATAAAAATTAAATGGTGGAGGAGGTTTGAAGATTGGTGAAGTATAAAGATACATTGAAGCTAGAGTTTAAGGAATCCTTATCTTATTTTAATGGAGATAGGGAATTCTACCATATATATAGAATTAATAGACTATTAACAAATGGCTCCATTCTCGGCTTTGATTATTATTTTCTACCCTCTGATAACCCTAATGAGGTTATATATGAACTAAACCTTGATACTTTCGGAAAGATTACTTTTGTAATTGATGTTAAGACTTCTTATGGTAAAATCATTACACATGATTATAAAAAGATAATCAGTACTTTCTTAGAAGAGTACAATATTTATTCCGAAGCAGATTGTGTTTAGAGGTGATTATAAGTGAGCCAAAACATAGAATCCCTTGTTAAACAGGTAGAAAAAATAAGAAATCAAATACAAGAAAAAGGTTATATTGACAAAGATACTTATAATTCACTAGATAAAGATGTAGAAAGACTTAAAAGTATTATACATGATTTAGATAAGGATTTAGCAGTTAACTCTGAAAAGCAGTCTGCTATATATGTTCAACTGGATAGACTAGATGATAAGATAGAAGAACTAAAAAATAATACTAAAAGTAAAGATGATAAGAAAAAGGATACTACTGAGAAGGTTTTGCTTCTTGTTCTAGGTGCTATACTTTCTTTCGTATTCAACAAATTCACATAAGGAGATTATAATATGATTAAACATGTAGAACTTACTATGATTAGTGGAGCTAAGTATTTCTTAGTATCTACTGAGGAAGAACAAATTAAACACAGAGATATTAATTACTTAATTAGTGGAGCTGATGCACCTACTGTAAAAGTATTTACTGAAAGCAATATAGACTCTGATTCTGTTTACGTAAATACTAGAATGATTGAATCTTATAAACTATTTTTCTAAGTGACTTTTCTTAAGTCACTTTTTTGTTTTTCCAACTCTATTATTATATATTATTATTTAAGTTCTTTTATTTAAGTATAAATATATAGTAATATATAATAGAAAGGTTCTTATTTTCTAAACATAAAGTTAATTGATTATTCAGATAATTTATTATTAGTTGTTGTTGATTTTTTTAACTCTATTATTATATATTATTATTTAAGTTATTTTATTTATTTATAATAGATATAGTATTAAATATTAGGAGTACTCCTTATTTTCTAAACATAAAGTTAATTGAATATTCAGATAACTTAGTAATAATTCCTTGATATAAAAGGATTTTTACTTTTTAATTTACTCAGAATATAAAAAATTTAGTATAAACTGTTGACTTATTACTCAGGATATAGTATAATAACATTATCAAACAGTTAAAGGAGAGGTAAATATGGAATTATTAAAGGAATTAAATTATCAAGGAAAAGAAGTTAG